CTAAATTGCTCTAGAGACAAAATCAAAAACTATGGAAATGACAAACCCGACTTGGTGGTACCAAGGAAGGATGATCACAGATATAAGCGATATGCCTAAGGGCACCTATGGCTTTATTTATGAAACAAAACACATCCCAACCGGTATCAAATATATTGGCAAAAAAGTTCTCTTTTTTGAACGTAACAAAAGATTAGGAAAAAGAGCATTAGAAGAGTTAAGATTAGAAAGAAAAGAAAAAGGTATTGGAGGTAGAACTCCTGCTAAACAAAAAATAATAACAGAATCAGATTGGGAGACTTATTACGGTTCTCAAAAAGAAATATTAAAGTTAGTAAGAGAAGGTGAACCTAAAGACTTTACTAGAACTATTCTTGAGTTTGTACCTACTAAAAAGCTTTTAACGTATTATGAATGTAAACACCTATTTATAAACGAAGTACTTGAAACTAGAGACAATTATATTAATGATAATGTCTTAGGTAAGTTTTACAGAAAAGATTTCAACTTATGATACAACTAAAAGACGTAATAGGATATCCATCTCTTAAGTACCATTTAGACAATGGTCTCTCTTTACATGAGCATGTCTACCGCTATTCAAGCGACGCCTTTGTTAATCTATTTAAAGAAGCAAGGGAAGCTCTTAGAGACGAGGAGATTGAATTATCCGAGGAGGATCAAGAACTATTAGAAACTACAGATATTGGAGAACATGGAGACTACAACGGTATGAAAGTACCTTTAGATTTACCTATGGTCTCCACCAAGTACAATCCACTCTTTGAAATCGGGTCACTCATTGACGAAATGATTGAAGATGAAAACACAATTGACGAAGCGTCAACTATTGCAGATATGATTAATTTTGAACAAATCGAGGAATTGGTTAGTTCAATTGGAGGTCAAATCGATATGGATAAGTTCAAAAAGGCAGTCACACTTCAAAATGAAACCTTCGATTTTAATGGATTTGAATTAATAAAAGCCTCAGTCACTTACATGAATGAGTTAGAATATAAAGGAAAGAAAGTAAAACTAAATAAACCTAAACGTGGAGGCTCTAAAAAATTCTACGTATATGTTAAATCTAAAAAAGGTAATGTAAAAAAAGTATCCTTCGGGGATACTAACTTATCAGTTAAGTTTAAACAAAAAGGAGCTAGAGCATCTTTTGCAGCACGACATAAATGTGCTACTAAGAAAGATAAAACAAAAGCAGGGTACTGGTCCTGTAATATTGGTCGATATTGGAAATCATTAGGCGGCAGCGCTAACTTTTCAGGATACTGGTAATATGAGATTAAGTGAAATACTATTAAGAGAAGAAAAAGATACATTCAACGACTTCGCTGAAGGCAGGGGGAAAGGAGCAGGAAAGATTGCCGACTCAGCTAAAGAAAAAGGAGGAGATTCAATGTTAACACACCACCACTTCAATATTAAACTTGCCTACTACAAGAAAGCAGCAGAGGGTAAATTTGATATAAGCAAAGCTAAAGAAGAATTTGATACCACTCATAAAAAAATTAACTCAAGTATGGACGCCATAGCTTTTCAAAAGGAAATGGGAAGATTAGAAGTACTAGGAGAATTAATTATTAAGCACGGATAGTTTGTAATTAACATTAAAGTTCTTATCTTTAAGTAGACATGCAAGATAGACCTTATATAGAAGATGGAGACATAAGAACATTCACTCAACATGTAGGAGACTTTGAATTAGTTTGGCATAGAGATAAAGAAGATAGGTACATAGAGCCCTTAGAAGAAACAGATTGGAGCTTTCAATTTGATAATGATACCCCTAAGGTGATAGGTAAACACAAACTATTTATACCTAAACTAACATACCACAGGCTCATTAAAGGCACAGGAGAATTAAGATTAAGAGTTCAAAAATGTGATAATGACTAACTATATGAAACTAAGAAATATTATTTTTGAAGGATTTGAACCAGCAACATCTATCGTTAACGGTAAAACTTATTCTGTAGACTGGTTAGGATCAACAGATACCCTAGAGGAATTTAAAAAACTCTTACATAGAGTACCTGATACTATAAAATCAATTGAAGTACCTACAAATCTAAAGAACTTTCAGTCCGGTAATGACCTTAAGTCATTAGAGCCAAGAGGTAATTGGAAAGAAGATGTTCTTAATATTATACAAACAGTTATAGATAATGATAAATCTAAGACAGTCGATAGGTTTATACTCTCTTCTTATTTCGGAATAAGTCATATGCCCGGTAAAAATAATACTGATCCAATCTATGTACAGTTAGATTCACAATCTTCTAGAGATTTCGGAGCAGACATGAGAGCCGGAAAATACGGACCACTAGACTAAAAAAACAACATATTAGTTGTTTATTCCATTACTTCTTCTTATATTACAGTAATATTGTTACGGATATAATTATGGAATACGCTTTCCTTTTAGGATCAGTTGAAAATTTACTTGGCAAAAGTCACAAAAGAGCGAGAGCTAATCACGCTTTTCATTGTCCCTTTTGTAATCACCGTAAACCTAAACTAGAGATCAACATGCATACGAACGAAGAAGGTAAGAACTTCTGGGAATGTTGGGTATGCCAGACTAGAGGAACAACTATTAGGTCATTACTAAAGCAATTAAAAACACCTCGTGATCAAGCAGCAGAAGTATTAAAATATTTACCAAAAGGTAGTGAGATAGAGTATAAGGGACTATCTATAGTAGAACTACCCAAAGAGTTTCAGCTCTTATATGATGCTTCAGATGAATCGATCATTGCTAACATAGTTAAACAATATCTATATGAACGAGGACTTAACGACCATGATTTTATTAAATACGGTATTGGATATACAACAGGTGGTGAATATGGAGGAAGAGTTATTATCCCAAGTTATTCTGAATCCAACCAGCTCAACTTTTTTGTTGCAAGAACTTATGACGGCAACTATTTTAAATATAAAAATCCCGAAGCTTCCAAAGACATAATATTCTTTGAAAACTTAATTAATTGGAAACAACCCATAATACTCTGTGAAGGAGTATTTGATGCAATGGCTATTAGACGAAATGCTGTACCTATTCTAGGTAAAAGTATATCTGATTCACTGTATAAAAAGATTATCACTTCCCCGCTACAGGATATCTATGTAGCATTAGACGAAGATGCTAAGACTAGAGCATTTCAAATCGCAGAAAAATTTCTAAACCAAGGTAAGAGAGTTTACCTTATTAACCTTGAAAGCAAAGATCCTTCCGATATGGGATTTAAGCCTTTCACTCAATTAGTACAAAAAGCAGAAGAGTTAGACCTACACGGTATAATGATGCACAAATTAGACCTATGATTAGACAAGGTACAAACATTTTAAAAGAAAATGCAAAAGACAGATTAGACTATAACCCTGATCTGAAACAAATAAACTTCCTCGACAGGAGGGTTTATAAGAGAAGCGAAGGAGTATACTACCCGTCCGTAACAACGATACTCCAGTATATGCCCAAGAATAAGTTTTTTGACAACTGGTTAAAAGATGTTGGGCATAACGCTGATCTTATATTAAGAAAAGCAGGTAAAGAGGGAACACAGGTACATGAAGCAGCTGAAAAGCTAGTACTAGGAGAAGAGGTAACCTGGATGGACCAATACGGTACAGCAAAATATTCTCAAATAGTATGGGAAATGATTTTAAAATTTGCTGACTTTTGGAATACCCATAAGCCTGAGTTAATATCAACTGAGCAATTCGTTTGGTCCGATAAGTACAAGTACGCCGGAACTGCTGATTTAGTAGTTAAGATGGACGGAGAAGTATGGCTATTAGATTTAAAGACATCTAATGCTTTACATAGAGCTTACGATCTACAATTAGCAGCATATGCTAAAGGAATGGAAGAGGTAAAGGGAATAAAGATTGAAAGGTCTGGTATTATCTGGTTGAAAGCTCAATCAAGAGGTCCTTCAAAACAGAAAGGTGTATACCAGGGAAAAGGGTGGAAAATTAAAGACATAGGTAAGATAGATTATAACTTTGATTTATTTAAAACCATATACAAACTGTATTCATTAGAACACCCAACAACTGAACCTATTTATAATAGTTACCCAACAACAATAAAACTATAAAGTATGAAAAAACTATTATTAACCTTAACAGTATTTATTTTCATGAGTTGTTCTACCTTTAGACTCTCAACTCATAACTATGACCCTATATATGGGCCATCAGGAGAGGAAATAGAAGTAGATGTAATTACGAACCAATGGGAATTAAATAGAAAGTTAAGAGATGATTTCCAGTTTAGATATGACTTTGCCCAGTACGCAATTAGTCAAGATAGATCATTTGACTGGCGTTTTAATAGGTATAATAGATTCAATACCTTTAATAGATTTAACGCATATGGATTTAACTATTCCTATTGGGATAGAGATAGAATGTGGAATGACTGGGTTTGGGATTATCCGTTTAGTAACGGTATAGGATGGTCGTATGGCTGGTCTAATAGTAGCTGGTCAAGTAATTTCTGGGGAAGCCCTTATGGGTGGAACGGGTATAACAACTGGGGATACGGTAATAGCTGGTATGACCCTTATAATAGACGAGGGTATCCTCCTAACTCTTGGAATAATCGAACTAATTATAATAATAGGAGAGGGGTAGCTAAAATGACCGGTAGAAGAGGATCGGCAGTAACAGGAACAACAGGAAATACCTTATCAGGAATTACACCAGTAGTAGAAACTAGTGTAGATAGAGTAACTAGACAACTTAGAGATAAAGATATAAAAGTAAGAGTAATAAATAACCCGAATAATAATGATCAAATTAATAGACTTAATATTAGAAGAAAAATCGTCCCAACCGAAAGCAGTAATAATGGCGGGAGGAGCAGGATCAGGCAAGTCGTACCTACTCAACCAGTTAGGGTTAGACAGCCTAACACAGTTCAACCCAGACAAATACGTGGAGGATCCAGTCAACCCCAAAGCACTAGGACCAGCGTCAATACAAGTCAACAAGGACGTATCAGCAGCAGCAGACGAAAAAATTAGCTTTGTTTGGGATACAACAGCTTCAGGAACAGGCTTTGATAAAAATTTAGATAAGCTTATCAAACTAGGATACGGTGTGTACATGGTATTAGTCTATACTCATCCCATGGTATCTTACATATCTAATTTTCAAAGAGGTAGAAACGTACCTGCAGTAGCAGTATTTTCGACTTGGCGAAATGCTTATGCTAAAATAGCTGACTTTAATAATAAGACAAAAGGTAACTTTTCTATATTTGTTAATGAAAGAGGAGAAGAATTTGGGAAAGAAATAGAAGGGTTTAATCTAGCAGCAAAAAACGGAGTTAACGGGATAAGAGACTTTCTTAAAAAATACAATGAAAAAACAGGAGCTGGTAAAAGTTCTTTCTTTAAGGAAGTAGAGTGGACAGATCAAGAAGAACAGGAATTTAATAAAGAAGCGACACAGATAGATTGGAATAAAGATAATAGATCTGAAGACAAAGCAGTAAAAAATGCATTTTTAAAGTCATATAGAAAGATAGGAGTAGGGCCTGGAGTAGATAAACTAAAAGACGTAGTTAAGAAATATAGAGAGAAAAAAGCTAAAGATGATACTACAAGTGATGAGGTTGTCGCTAGCATTGCCGATATGTTATTTAGCCCTAAATTTCAAGACTTATTAAAACACTCTACTCCACAGGAGATAGATAATAACGTACAAGCATTTTTAGCATGATAGCATTATATCCAGGAGCATTTAAACCTCCACATAGAGGGCATTTTAACGTCATTAAGTCTTTACTTGATGGATCGTATAATGGAGCTATATATGATAAGGATAATTATAAAGAAACTGGAGCAGCTTTACTTGGTGGCTCTACAGATAAAAAACCTTCTATTAATAAGGTGGTAGTATTTGTAGGAGGAGGCGAGAGAAACGGTATAACAAAGGAAGAGTCGATGTCTATTTGGAATATTTACGCTAAACATTTAGGTAATATTGAAATATTAGACGGACAAAAGAATCCAATGTTTGCTGCCAAAGAATATGCACAAGCTAACCCTCAAGAGGAGATGGTAGCTGTAACTGGAATAAGAGGAGAAAAAGATTATGTAGATTTAAGAAGAATAACTACATTTAAGAATGCTCCAAACGTTCAAGGGTTAGCATTAGCAGCAGCTGCAGGTTCCGGATTTAGAGCATCAGACTTTAGAGATAAAATACTTTCAGGTAATTTAGATCAAATTACAGACTACTTTCCTGAAGCACTATCAAGCGAAGAAATTTTAAGTATTTTAACAGATCTTAAAGATAAAATTGTTGCTGAAATTTTAGCAGGAAACATAGAAGGGTTTTTAACAGAGTACTTCGGAGTAAATGAAGAGGTAGAAACAACTAAAGAGGGTAGACCCGAGTACACAGAACAAATAGGCTCTATATTAGAGTATATGTTAGACCAGAAAATGAATATACTACCTCTACCGGAAGTAAAGGTAAGGTATGATGAAGAAAACGCAGAAAACTTCTTCGGTAAAACTGCTTATTATGATCCTAATTCTAAGGAAATAGTTTTATATGCTACAGGAAGACACCCTAAAGATATATGTAGATCTTTCACACATGAGATGATTCATCATATTCAGAACATAGAAGGAAGATTACATAATATACAAACACAGGACACTAATGATGATAAAGCATTATTAGCTTTAGAAGCAGAAGCCTACTTAACAGGTAATCTTACATTCAGAAATTGGGAAGACTCTATTAAAAATAATAAAGAGGTATCTGAAACAAGTTTAAATAAAATTGTCTGCAATAAATGTGGATGGAGCTGGAACAAAGAAGATGGAGGAGATGATTTATACATGTGTCATAAATGTGGCAATGATAATACCCCTCATGCTTTAGAAAACTTTATAGACGGCAAAAAAAAAGGTAAAAGTAAACCAGGTAGAGTAAAAAAGTCTGGAGCTAGTTGCAAGGGATCTAAATCAGAACTTAGAGCTAAAGCAAAGAAGTACGGAGGAGAGAAAGGAAAGATGTACCATTGGTGCGCTAATATGAAAGAAGAAGTTATGGCAGAAGGTAAGTATGATAGTCTAGTAACCTACTTAACTGGTAGAAGTATTGAAGCTGTTAAAAATGCTTTGACAAAAAAACTACACCACTACAAAGAAGGTCATTTTGGAGATACGTCTAAAGAAGAGTCTTTAGTATCTATGAAATATGAATTAGAAACTCTTTACCCGGTTATGACGGTAGAAGTACCAGAAGATATAACAAAACAATTTCAAAAAGATTCTGACTTGACTTTTAATTACGACCTCAAAGTAATGTTTGTTAGGGGGTTAGATAGGATAATGAGAGATGGCGGAGCTTATAAAGGAGGTCTAGATAAAAATGACTCTTGGGAAGAACCTAAAATTGAATTAGAATTTGCTGTTGACCCTTATAACTTTCCTAGAGACTTTGAAGAAATGTCTGCTCAAATATCAGACGTACTAAGACATGAAATAGAACACCTTACACAGTCAGGGGGTAATGATAGAGGTAAAGACTTTACCGGCGGAGACTTTAATGGCAAGTTTGGTACTAAAGAGGAAATGAAATTAAGAACACTTATACAGAAGGGAATAGTTGACAACGGGGTTAAATATCTTACCCTACCTTCAGAAATAGATGCTAATATACAAGGAATGTACCTAACAGCTAAGAAGCAAAAGAGACCTTTTGTTGACGTTGTTGATCAGTATTTATATGCTTATACAGAACAATTCGATGCAGACGGAAACCCGTACTTAACGAAAAAAGATGTAGAGGATGTAAAAAGAGTTTGGTCTTTAAGACTACCTGCTTTAGGTATTAAACAGAAACTATAAAAAAAGGTT